AGCCCACGCAGAGCGGCCAGCGATAACACGTCGGCGGAAGCACATTCGATACCCGACCTTATCGCCCTCAGCAAATTCCAGAACGCGCAGACACATCGGAACAATCCCGCCGCGTCCCTGGTATTCGCCAAGCTCGTACCCCCGGGGACCGAATAATGGCTACCAAGGCAACTGCATCGATGGTTCCGACCCGCCGGTTGACGAAGATTCCCGTACAATCGAAGTACGACGTCGCCCAAACTACCCGCAACAATCGACGGTACTACGCCAACGCCGATCTTCTGTCGGCTAACGCCGCGAACTCGCCGGAGGTTCGGGCCATCATGCGGTCCAGAGCCCGATACGAACTGGACAATAATTCCTGGGCCAAGGGCATGCAACTCACGCTCGCCAAGTCGATCATCGGCAAGGGCCCGCGGATCCAGGTAACAGACCGAAACCGCGACCTGAGCCGCAAGGCCGAACTCGCCTGGGTCCGGTGGAGCCGCAAGATTCGATTCGCCTCTAAGCTCCGGACGATGCGGAAAGCACGCCTGGCGGACGGCGAGGCGTTCGGGATGATCGGCATAAACAAAAATCTCAACACTTACCCCAACGTCGATCTGCGTCTGATTGAAGCCGATCAGATCGGAAGCCCCGATCGATCTTACGAGGCGTTAATCAGCGACAACGAACTCGTCGACGGAATCGAATACGATTCGTTCGGCAACGAGTCACAGTTTCATCTGCTGCAATCACATCCGGGCGGCAACACGCTTGATCTAGGGCTCTCGTCGCGGAGGATCGCCGCCCGACAAATTATCCACTGGCAGAGAGAGGACCGGGCGGGCTTGCACCGTGCGACTCCCGAGATTTCGCCAGCGTTGCCGCTATTTGGTATGCTCCGTCGCCACGCTCTTGCCGTCGTTGACGCCGCCGAAACCGCCGCCGACTACGCGATAATTTTTTCGACTGATAACCTCGGGCCTGACGGGGTCGCGGCGGATGTCCAGGAGTCAAAGGATTTCGGCGAGATAGACATCGATCGACGGATGGGAACATTCCTGCCCGACGGCTGGACGGCGAATCAGCTGAGGGCCGAACAGCCCACCACGATGTACGATAAGTTTCAGCGTGCGGTGCTCAACGAGATCGCCCGCTGTCTGGAAATGCCTCTGAATATCGCGACGGGAAACTCCGGCGGCTACAACATGGCGTCGGGCAAGCTGGACGGTACGATATTTGAATCGTTCGTCGATGTCGAGCGCGACGAGGCGGAGATCATCGTGGTGGAACGGATGTTCGGAGTTTTCATTCGCCAGCTTACGCTGCTCACCGAGTACGCCGAATGGCGAGGGAGCGAAGATTCGATCGAACATCAGTATTTCTGGGACGGCAAGAAACCAGTCGACCCGGCCAAACAATCCACTTCCGAGAAAATCGATCTGGGCAGCGGAACAACGAACCTATCCACGATTTACGCCTCCAAAGGGCAGGACTGGGAGCCCCAGCAGAAGCAAGCAGTTATCGAGAAACTTACATTGGTGCAAACCGCAAAGGCCCTGGCCGCCGAGTACGGGCTCTCGGAAGAGGAAGCCGTCGCATACGTGATGTCGAAAGACCCGGTAACCGTGCTCATAGAGGCCGACAAGGAAACGGAATAATGCGTAATCCATTCAAACGAAATCTGATCGGCAAACTGATTAAGGCCGCAAAAGCTCCCGACGACCGCATGATGTACGCGACGGTCGCCGTGGAACTGACCGCCGCCCAGGGCGACGACGGCAAGCCGGACGCATCCAGGCCGAAAGCGTTTTCGATGGTTGCCTACACTGGCGGACCGCTGCAATTGTCCGCCTGGTATTATCCGGTGGTCGTCGATCTCGAAGGGCTCTCGTACAAAACGCCGATGACGATGCTGGGCAATCATCAGAACGATCCGCAGTGGGTCGCCGGCAACGCCACGAGCATCGAAGTAGCGGCCCACAAACTGAATATCGAAGGCGAGGTATTCGCGGCAGACACCAACAAAATGACCGAGATGATCGCGAAGCTCGCCGCCGCCGGTATGAAGTGGCAGGCGTCCATCGGTGCGTCTGCTGATACGGTCGAATTTGTCGAAGCGGGGAAAAAGGCCGAGGCCAACGGTCAGACTTTTAACGGCCCGATATACATATCGCGCAAATCGACTTTGCGCGAAGCATCGTTTGTAGTCATTGGCGCCGATGCAAGTTCATCGGCTAACGTAGCGGCGTCAAAGGCCGCGGAACAAAATTCAGGAGATAGTAAAATGGACCCGAAACTCAAAGCATGGTTAGAAGCCAAAGGGTTTGACGCCGATATCGTAGCGTCGAACGCATCGCAGTTAAACGCCCTGAAGGCCGCGTACGACGCCGAAGTCGCCGCAGCCGCAACCCCGCCCAAAGAGACCGTCACGCCGATCAAGGCCGCTGCCGCAACCGGCCCGACGAATACCGAGATCATGGCTCGCATGGACGCCGACAAACGCGAACGCCAGATCGCCGATATCTGCGGTTCCGATCATCCGCTGATTAAGGCCGCCGCAATGGCCAACGGTTCGGACGTGTCGGTGGTTCAGGGACTCGTCGATAACGCAATCGCCGCGAAGAAACTGGAGGCTGGATTTCAAATGCCCCAGATCCTTACGAGTTCTGCGGACGGTCCGAACCCGGCTACCGTGATGGAAGCCGCGTTGTGCCTGTCCGGTGGGATGGGCGAAGATGATATCGGCAAAAGTTATGGCGAACAGGTGATGAACGCCGCTGTCAGTCGCGATTTTCAGGGATTCGGGCTGGCGAATCTGATGTTCGCCTCCTGCGCCGCCGCCGGTGTCGCCGCTCGACAGGGCTCCGTTTCGGACGATGTTATCCGAGCCGCGTTCCAGAGCGACCAACGCCAGATCGAGGCCGGATTCAGCACCCAGGCGTTTACCGGTATCCTCAACAACGTCGCGAACAAACGCCTGCTCAAGGCTTACGCATCGGTTCAATCCGCTCTTGATATCATATCGAGCCCCGTTTCGGTGCCCGACTTCAAGCAGATGGAATCGTACTCCATGGTCGCCGACGGAACGTTCCAGCCGGTCGGGCCGGATGGTGAACTGAAGAACATGCAGATGCAGGACACCAAGTACACCAACCAGGCGACCACCCAGGGCGCCGTTGTCGCATTGACCCGCGTTATGATGATTAACGACGATTTGAACGCGTTCCTGCGTATCCCGGCGTTGCTCGGGCGTCAAGCCGCACTCGCCAAGGAAAAGGCCGCATTCACGCTGATAATGGACAACACCGGTTCGTTCTTCTCGACCACCCACCTGAACTACACACAGGCCACCACCTCCGCACTGAGCATCGATGCTCTGACGGCGGCGGTAACTTTGTTCATGAATCAGGTCGACGAAAACGGCGATCCGATCCTGACCCTGCCGAAGTACCTGCTCGTTCCGAACGCCCTGAAAGTCACGGCTGAGGTTCTTTACAAGGAGACCAAAGTCAACGAGACTACCACCGCGAACAAGGCGAAGCCCAACGCGAATCCGCACGCCGGATCGTATACGCCGGTCGCAAGCCCGTATCTGAGCAACACCACGTTCAACGACGCGGGCTCCGCTACCGGCTGGTATCTGTTCGCGGACCCGCAGGATGTGGCCGCTCTGGAAGTGGCGTATCTCAAGGGCAAGCGCGTTCCGACGATCGAACGCGGCGAACTCGACTTCACCAAACTCGGAGCCGCATTCCGAGGGTACTTCGATTTTGGCGTGAACTTCTCGGACTACCGAGCCGCCAACCTCCAGACCGGAACAACCGCTGTCTAATCGCCCAGCCGATATAATCCGGGCGGCTGATGAGTAGCCGCCCGGTCTACGAAAACTTTTAGAATCAGGAGATAGTAAAATGTCATACCAGGGAACAAGAGTGGCGCTCGGGCATAATATTGATCACACGCCCGTATCCGCAGTATCAGCCGGCCAGGTTGTCATACAGGACAATCTCGTCGGCATCGCAAACCTCGATATCGCCGCTGGCGTACTCGGGGCTCTTTCGATCGACGGTATATTTGACGTTGTCAAGGCCGAAGAGGCCCTGGCGACTGTCGGGGCGGAGGTGTTTTGGGACGCCGACGGCGACCCGTACGACGGCGAGGCGGGCACCGGCTGCATTACAGCCACGCCCACCGCCAACACGTTTATGGGCCTCGTGGCGGCAGCCGCAGTCTCGGCGTCGGAAACCGTACGTATCATCCTCCGCAGCACATCGGCCCTCGACGCCGAGACAATGGCCCTCGCCGATCTTTCGGACGTGGGCGCCACCGTGTACACCGCTGGAGCCCTCATGGTTGCCGATGGCAACTCGTATGAAGGCATTGCGATGACCGGACCTTTGGCTATCTCGGCTGCCGGTTTGATTTCGATGGCTTCGGCCACCGTTGCCGCCGCCGGCAGCACCCAGAGCGACGCTGCAGCGGTCGCCCAGGGGTTCACCCTTGTTTCGGCTGCTGATGCGACCAAGGGCGTCAAGCTCCCGACGGCCGCCGCTGGCGCGATGTGCTTTGTCAAAAACGGTGCGGCCGCGGTCCTGAAAATCTGGCCGAACACAGACGATGCGGTCAACGCTCTGTCGGCGGATGCGTCGCTCGACATAGCCGCGTCGACCAGCGTTATTCTTGTCGCCTACGACGCGACGACCTGGTATTCGTTCCCGCTCCTCGCATCGTAACAAGGATTCCGATGACAGATTTTCTTGGAGAATCTACGACCTGGCTTGCTGGCGTGCATAAATCGCACGCCAGCACCCAGGTCGAATATCGGCGGAGCGCGTCTGAATCGTTTTTCGTATACGCAACTTTCGCGCGTACGGAAACCGAAGAGCTTGCCACCGATTCAATAACGATCGATTCGTTTATCCGAGATTTTCTGATTCTATACGCGGACCTCGGGCAGGATCCCGAGCCAGGCGATCTGATTATCGTCAAGGGCCGAAAGTTTGAACTGCTGGAAGTCGGCGGCGAAGGCTGCTGGCGATGGTCGGACGATCACCAAATTAGAGCTCGGATACATACAAGGGACATTGGAAGCGATGATGGATAAGGATGTTATAGCGTGTTTGGTGGCGATCGTCGGGGGTGCGATGTGGATTAGTGTATTTTTGGTGTTCGGGATTGGATACTTATTCGAGCGATTTGGAAAACAAAAGGGTTGGAAGCGATGACTGAGATATCACAATTTTTATTAGCCGCGAGCGCCGGGCTAACTGTGGTCGGGTGCTCGGTTTGGTTCGTGGTCGCGTCTGCGATGGGCGTCAAGTCCAGATTGCAACAAAACGAGGCCGACATAGCCAAGGTCGCGGGTCAATGCCACGGTCAGGAACTTTGGATGCGCGCCACGAGCGACACCATAAACAGGATCGATAAAAACGTCGTCAAGTTGGCGGCTACTTTGGGAGTGCATATCGAACAATGAGCAGCACACCAATTGACATAGCGGAGGCTCTGGCCGTCGCTCTTAACGCCGGCGATTTCAGCGAAGATTTTACCGCCTCGTGGGAGGAGGTTATCGATAACGATCTCCGCAAGGGCGATATAAACGATTTGCAGGTTCTCACGCTGGCGGCTTCGTTGGACGCATCGACGTACGACCGGGTAAGCGACCAGCACGATTCATCGATATTCATCAGCATTCAGAAAAAGATCGACCCGAAAACCCGCAGGGCCGCTGTCAAGAGCCTGTCCGGGTTCGTTCAGGAGCTTATGGACTACGTTCTCCGGCTCGAATTGCCTTCTGTCGGGGCTCAGGTCGTGTCGGTTCAGAATTCACCGTTGTACGACGGAGAGCAGCTTCGCGACAACGGAGCGTACGTATCATTGATAACCGTTCTATATCGGACGGTGACAGGCTAAAAAGGAAAGTATTATGCCAGCTATAACAAAAACAGTCACTGACCCGAACGCCACCGCGTTACTGGAGGCGATCCTCGCCGCCCTGGGCGGTGGTGATATTGGCGATGCTATGGACTCTGAGTCGGTGGACCTCGACGCCGGTGCT